CGACCTCGGGCTGGCAGTAAGTCTCGCGCACTTTGACTAGGGTCATCCATGCGGTTAACAGTTCGGTTCGGGTTGGTTTCATGTGTTGCCCTCTAGTTTTGTGATAATACGTTTAGCGGCTGGCCAATTTATTTTAAAACGGTTAGCGATGCGGTTTGCGCTCCACCCTATCGCCCTACGCTTGGCCACCTCGGATTCTAACTCGGCCATCGATGAGCAATTGCCCGTTGATGGTTTAGGCCCTCTTTTCATTGGCCTAGTTGATTGGGGATGGCGCTGCCAGGTCATCTTACGCCCTCGCAGTCGGGTTTCAAGTTGTCATAGTCCGGCCAGTACCCTAGACAGACGTTATATCGGTACTCTTTGGACATGGTGACCTCGTGGTCATAGTCCCAACTTGAGACCCATAGCAAGGCCGCGACAACTGCCACGGCTATGCTGATTTTTGTTAATCGGTTCATATTATTACCTCAATGTCTACGTTGCATATTTGGCCTACTATGCCCTCGAAGTCAGAGCGGCCATGATAAGGCTCTGATATGTGGCCTATATGCCACGCGGTGCCCTCCCCGTGTGTTTCATTGAGCCATTCTTTCAGGTTGTCAACGAATGCCTCCTCGTCGTCCTGTACGCCTGCATAGTCGGTATACCGTAGCGGCGCTATGGCAAAGGCTGGGACGCGGTAAGTGTACGTTTCAAAATCGCAAAGTGTAAAAAGTGTTGGCATAATATAATCCCCTCGGATTGGTTAAGGGCCCGAAGGCCCGTTGTGTTAGGATAAGTTTTAATCTTCGGTCAATTGTTCGTAAACTTCGCGCCAATTGACCTGAGACAACGCTTCAAGAAGCATACCCTGTCTAAAGAAATGATCACCGCTTTGTGGTTGTCCTGCTACTTTTGGGAACATGATCTCATCAACCATGTCTTTAAGCTCAATACAGGCGTCATACGAATCGCCGCAGCGTTCTAGTATTTCCTGCGCTTGGTTGTAATATTCTTGTGTATTGACAATGTATAAAACGATTGTGTCGGTTGCTAAACTCATGTGTTACTCCTTGCTGTTTTGGGTTTCGGCCTAATGGCCTCGTCAGTACCAGTCCCTAACTGGTAGACCCGAAGGCCCGTTGTGTTAGGCGCTTCGTGATAAACGATATTCTTGGACAAAATCAGCAACGCTGCCATTCCAAAAAGTTTCAAATTTATCGGTAAAGTTGACGCGTTTTTGAGCAATAAGGCGGGTGCCTTCGACTGTGTAACGGTACTCAGTGTCGCCGTGGATTTCGTGCGAAGCGGTCATCTCGGCTCTAATGTTCGACCGAATAAAAGCGTTGATGTTTAAAATTGTTGAGGTGCCATAAAAGTATTCTGCCGCACCTTCGGGGTAGCCGTCGTGATGAATGTAAGCCGTATGAGTGCCTGACCATTCGCTGATAAATTGATAAGTTGCTCGTGTTGACATATGTGTATTTCCTTGCTGATTAAGTTATAATTGATGCCACTGGTTACAGACGATCGCATATACCGAAAAAGATGTCAACTCTTTTTTTATGCTCATAATTTAACAGGGTGAAACATGCCTGATATGCGCCATAAGTTAGACAAGAAAACTGCTGATAGGCATTTCCCTAATTGGTCACATGGTGGTAAAGGTGATCATGCTAGAAAGACTACTGTAGAGAGTCGGGCTCGATACTCGGCCAACTGGGACAAGATCTTTGGTAAGGATAAACACCATGGGAACAACAGCAGCACATAAGAACAGAGCAATCCGACAGGAAGCACTGAGAGAGCAATTATCTAATCAGGGTCATGTTCAACATGTTACTGAAATTGCACAAAAATTGACCAATCTTGAAGGTGAATTGGATCCTGTTCAGGTGCAACGATTGAAAGCTGCGGCTGATATCAAGTTGAAGTTGATCGGGAAATATCTAGGTGACGTTAAGGCTGTGGAGATTTCAGGGGCTGATGGTGGCGATTTAGTGATTCAGGTCTCAGACTTCAAGAACGCTTAACCTGGACATCCATACAGTACTGTACATTTATCCAGGAGAGGGCCGTTTTGCCTGAGATATCGATCCCACATGAATGGGAGCCACGACCGCATCAGCTGCCATTCTTTAAGGCCATGGATTCAGGGGCCAAGCGTGCCTGTATCGTGTGGCATCGTAGAGCCGGTAAGGGTGCCGCAACTCTAAACTTTACTGCCAAAGAAATGTTTAAGCGGGTCGGAACGTACTGGCATCTGTTCCCAGTGCAAACACAGGCCCGTAAAGCCATTTGGAGCGGTATAGACAGCGAAGGCAGGCCCATCCTAAGCCAAGTATTCCCCGAAGCCATACGCAAGCGCACAAGCTCTCAAGAGATGCTGATAGAGCTGGTGAACGGGTCAACGTGGCAGCTCACCGGCAGCGATAACTACAACAACCTAGTCGGATCCAATCCGGTCGGAGTGATCTTCGATGAGTGGTCATTGTGTGATCCGAACGCATGGGGATATATCAGGCCGATCCTTGCTGAGAATGGTGGTTGGGCTGTATTCATCTACACGCCACGGGGAAAGAATCACGGACACAGTCTCTACCAGATGGCCAAGAAGTCCAATGAGTGGTTCTGCCAGAATCTAACCATCAACGACACCAAACGGGCCGATGGCTCACCGGTTATCAGTAGTGACATCATCGACAATGAACGACTCGAAGGCATGGATGAGGCACTAATCCAGCAAGAGTTCTATGGATCCTTTGAGGCACAGATACCTGGCGCATACTATGCTGACCAACTGACAGCTGCGAAGGAACAGGGGCGGGTTGGACGACTACCGATTGAACCATCATTGCAAGTGCACACGGCATGGGATCTAGGCATATCCGATGCTATGAGTATCTGGCTATTCCAAGCCATGGGCAAAGAGATACGATTGATTGGGTACTATGAGAACACGTCAAAGGGCATGGAGCACTATATCCAATGGCTCAACCAATACGCGACGACCAACAACGTAATGCTAGGGTCTCATCTAGCACCACACGACATAGAGGTCAGGGAGCTCACCTCAGGCCGTAGCAGGAAGGAAGTAGCCCGAGAGATGGGCATATCATTCAGGACAGTACAACGACCGAGAACAAAGGCTGAAGGCATACAGGCCGTAAGACGGATGTTCCCTAGATTCTGGATCGATGACGAGAAGGCCGAACACGGGTACAACTGCATAGCATCCTACCATCGGGAATACGACGACAAGCGCCAAGTGTTCAGGGATACACCTGTTCATGATTGGGCATCACACGGGGCCGATGCATTACAGACCCTTGCACTAGGATGGCAGGAGTCAATGGTGTCAGGCCATAGACCACAACCGAGACAAGCCAAGGTGCAGTTTAGTGTCTTCTGATGCTTACATTGTATTCACTAACGACTCGGGTCATTGGTGGTCAAGGTTCCTTCATCCGTTCATCAAGCACTGTTATCTGATGATGGCAGACCGAGGCCGATGGCTGATCTATGGCAAGTCAATGCACTATGTGGACTTGTTTACTATCGATCGACAAATGGATAAAATCGATGAGGTTATCATTGTCAAAATCGATCGTAAGACCGCGAGGCAATCGTTATTTATGCTCAATACATGCGTAGGACACGTTAAACAGATTCTAGGCATCAACCGACCGTTCATCTGGACACCATACCAGTTGTACAAGTATCTGGAGAAAACAAAATGAAGAAACCAAAGGCACCAAAACCAACGGCTCAAGAAGTAGCAGTAACACAGAGACAACAACGGGCACTCGATGAGGAGATCGGAGAACAAGAACAACGCTTCAAGGCTCTGGCACGAGGCAAACTAGGATCTGCATCTTTGTTAGGTGGCGCTCCACGTTCTAGGACTGAGGCCGCTATGGGTGGCAGGGCATCCAAGGGTGCTGCTGCTGGTGCTGGTAGATCAATGCTAGGCGGTTTAGCTGGTGCTGGTAGACGTGGGGCTGCTGCTGCGGCTCGTGCTGGTTTAATGACTTCGACAATGGGCAGATAACATGAAACTTCCACCCAATCTAGGATCTATGCAGGATCTCAAGACCCGAGAGGCTAGGGCCTTTGATGCTGAGTATTTATGGCACGACCAATTATCGGATGTTTATGAATACTTCCTACCCCAACGGAACCTGTTCGACAATCAGGATACAGGCCAAAAGAAAATGGAGCGTATCTTTGATTCCACTTCTCTAACGTCTATCCAACAAGGGGCCAGTAAGTTACAAGAGAACATTGCACCGATCTGGGCTAGGTGGGCCACATTCAACCCGTCGAATGAAGTTCTTAAGCTG